GTCCGACTCTTTTGTTTCCGAACTTTCCGCGTTCGGCGGCGGACGCGCCCCCGAAGGTCTCTGCGGAGCGCTTTATGCGGCGATGCAGCTTGCGGATGAAGCGGATCGTCCCGCTTTGCGTGCGGCGTTCCTATAAAGAAGGAAGAGGTTTACGCAGGGCGGACGGGGTCGATTTAGGTCAAATCCGGACGGAGACAGGTTTACTCAAATTACAGGGAAATTGATGTGCGGAGACGGGGATTGAAGAATAAAAAAGAGTGTGCGGAAGGAATGTGCGGAAAAGCCGGGATCGCTCCCGGCTCTGTTGTTTTAAATCACTGTGCGAGACGGCGGCGGGTCTCGGGATTGCGCCACAAGACCTCGCGGCGGCGCTGCTTGGCGAGGACGGAGCCGGCGCCCTGCAAGCCCGATGTGCGCGTGCGGCCGGCGGCGGAGCAGACAACGTCGACCTCCACACGATCCCAGCCGGCGGCTTCCAGCGGAGCGTAGATGGCGTTGCCGTAGCCGGAGAGGAGCACGGCTCCATCGTAGCGGAGGAGCGTCTCGACAAGCTCGGCGTGGTCGGTGTCGCGGAGCTCATGGGCGTAGCCGCCGGCTTTGCGGGCTCCGGCGACATACGGCGGGTCGCAGTAGGCAAGCCAGCCGGGGCCCGCAAAGCGCGAAAGGACGTCGCGCCAGTCAGCGCACTCGATCTGCACGTGCTGGATGCGCTTGTGCACCTCCGGAAGGTTGCGGAAGCTGTTGATCCACGCGGCGGTCGGATTGGTCGTCACGCCCGTACCCCATGAGTTGCCGAACAAGCCCGAAAAACTCTGCCGGGCGATGTAGAACCAGCGGACCGCCTGTTCGACGGGGTCGTGGATCGCGGGCCATGTCCGGGCGCACTCCTCGTAGAGTTCGCGGCTGTAGGGCATCAGCGAGGCGCGGGCGAGGAACTTGGAAAAGTAGTCGACGTCCGCGATCACGCGGAAGAAGTTGACCACGCCGCGGTCGACGTCATTGTAGACCTCGACTTCGGCCGGCTCCTTTGAGATGAGGATGGAGCCGCCTCCGCCGAAGGGCTCGATGTAGCGCGTGTGCGGCGGGATATTGTCGAGGATCAGCTGTTTGATTTTGGGGCTGGCTTTGCCGCCGAACCACGGGAACGGCGAGCGGATTTTGTGATTGGTCATGTTGCACCTTGAGTTGCGCCGGATGAGACCGGCAGAATTTTTGCAAAAAAAATGCCCCGGCGGGTTGCGCAAACCGATTTCCAGATGTAGTTTAAAAACAGTAGTTTGAACGGAAAACGGTTTCGGCGCGCATCGCCGGGGCTGGAGAAACATCGGACGGCAATCCGGCGTTTCTCCCGTTCACTTTTTGTTACCTTGCTATAACATGGTCACCTCCCTGCTGTTTGATCCGAAGTTTGAGCGCCTCAATGATTTTGTGCCGGTCGCAGGGCTCCAGCGCGTCGAAGTCCGGCGCGGTGAGGCTCGTGCCTGCGGCGGCATTTGCGATGCCGGTCAGATATTTGTCCGTGCGTTCACGCGGGCGCAGGAGTGGACAAAGGTACTGCTCCCAGAGGACCCAGATGAATCTTGAATCGCGGCAGACGGCGCGCTCGCGCCGCCAGTGGTCGAGACGGCGCAGGAGCTCATGCAGTCCCGCGTCGGTGAGCGATGCGGCGGACGCTGTCTCGAAGTTGTCCCAGAGGAAATCGCGGTAGACGTCGTCGGGCATGGATTTTGCCTTGAGTTTGGCGTGGACGGCGGCGAGCAGGCGCGCGCGGAGAGGTTTTGTCGGGGTGGTCATCGTCACTTGTCCTCCGGCCAGACGCCCGCGTCCGTGCGCCACTTGACAAATCGTTTGAGGTCGCGCGGGTCGATGCTGCGTCCCTGCGAGCGCGCGAATTCGTCGGCGCGCATGAGGTCGCGATAGAGCGTGCGGAGCTGACCGTCTCCGGCGCGAGCGGTCTTGAGCGCGTAGGAGACAAGGTCCTCATCGGGATCGTCGAAGAACGCGTCGAGCACCTGACGCACCTCGTCGCGGCGCGGGATGTCAGGGATGTCGACAAGGTATTCGACGCGGCCGAAGAACTGTTCGTAGTAATCGGCCAGCCGGCCACGTCTCATCTCGGCAAGATAGACATCGGTGAAGATGAGTGCAATGGCGCATCCGGTCATGTCGTGGAGGTCGCGCATGAGCTCGATCGGGCCGCCGGGTCGTCCGGAGCGACTGAGGAGATGTCCGGCCTCGTCGATGATCAGGACGTTGCGCGGCGAGAGCGTATTGCGAAGGCTCTGCTCGCACTCGGCGCAGTTGCCGGAATGGGCGACGCCGCGTGCGGAGCAGAGGAGATTGACGAGCGCGCGGCGGGTACACTCGGATGGGGCGCGGAGATAGGTCGTGCGCCCGTGATTGTTCTGAGTTGCCCACCATTGGGAAGTATAAGTTTTGCCGCGTCCGGTCGGACCTGAAATATAAACGATCGCGGAGTTGTCGCGGGCGTAGTCGAGCGCTTGAATGATGTACTCGGCGACGATGGTCCGGACGAGCGGTCTGCGGCGCTCGACGCGTTTTTTGAGTGCTGCGATCGCCTCGAAAATCTCTTTGCGGATGCTCGCCGGGACGCGTCCGCTAAAGACCGGTCGGACTTGAGTTTCCCAGTCGAGGTTGCCGAGCTCGTGACAGAGATCGGCGGCCTTGCGCCCTTCGCTGTTGTAGTATCCCCAGAGCCAGTTGACGAGCTCCTGTTCGGCTGGGGTGTAGTTGTTGAGGCCTTCGGTGAAAGCCTTGTAGGAGAGGACACTGTTTGTTTTTTCGTTAGAGTTCATCTTCGGATTCCTTTTGTTTGTGGTTGACCATGAATTTATGTACATCCGTCATGTCGAGCTCGTCATCGGGCTCGGGTTGAGACGGCTGCATCCAAGTTGAGATTTCCTCGTCCGCGGGGACGGACGGGGCGGGAGGAGCGGGCGGAGCGGGAACTTCATCCGGCGGGAGGACCGCGGGGATGGAGTGATGCGTGTAGCTGTGAGCGTCGCCCTTGACTTTGCTGACGGTATCGCCGGAGACGATTTTTGCGCCGTCCGTGGCGAGCATAAGCTCAATCGGCGAGGCGAGATAACGTCCGTCGGTGAGGTCGTCGAGCATGGTGTAGGCGTCGCGGAGCTGTTTGCGCTGACGCGCGATGGACTCGGCGATTGTCTTGCGCGCCTCGGCGTCGTCAAGGGCGAGCGCGGCGATGCGGTCGCGGGTGCGTGCCTCACAAAGGAACGCGCCGTCTGGCGTGTAGCACATGACATGGTCGGGGTCCATCGAATCGGTTTTGATGAGGAGCCTGTCGCCCCAGCGCAGCTCTTTTGCGTAGAACTCTTTGCCGTCGAAAGTGACGCAGGGGCCGCGTCCGACGGTGCGCACGGCGGACGGTTTGAAGAACGCCATGCGGAGACGGTCGCCGGAAAGAGCATTTGAGCGGTCGAGCTGCGCCCAGATTTCGGCTGGAGATTTGCCCGCGTGGATCTTGCCGGACTTGGGCGTGTTGTGCCACGAGCGCAGCCAGCGGTCAAAAATTTCGGAGAACTGCTTGAGGGTCGGGAGCTCTTCCGGGTGCTTGTCGTAGTAATCCGCGGACAAGGTGCGCTCGCCGGGATGCGAGCCGAGGTAGTCCGGAAAGAGCTTGTCGAACTGCTGCATCATATCGCGGAACGCGCGCTCGATGGTCTTTGCGCGTGCGTTGTAGGCGATGGAGTTGACGAGAGTGATTCCGAGTTCGCGGAAGATGCTGTGAGTGTGTCCTTCCGCCTCGAAGTCTGTCGAGAAGCCCTGAGCGCAGTAGTCCTTGCCGTTGTCGAAATAGATGTGAGTCGGGGCGACTCCGCCGGAGCGGCAGAAGTAGAGACGCAGCGTATTGATGAGCGTCTCCGAGTTGACCGGCGACGTTGTGATCCAGTACGAGGCGAGATACCATGACCGGGCGTCGAGGAGTCCTGCGATGTTCGGACGGACGGCGACCCATTTGTTTTGAGCCGCATTCCAGACTTTCACGCGGGTGTCAAAGGTGCGGGAGTCTCCGATGAGGCACTCGCCGGGACGCAGACCGGACCAGTCGCGGCGGATGAAATCGACGCAGCGGTTTTTGTAAGCCTCTTCGCCTTCGCGGGCGAGGATGAGCGCGCCGGGGTCGAGCCGCTTGAGCTGATAGTCCGCTTGCGCAATGCTCGGAACGAGACAGGTCTTGTCGATGTCGCGCATCTTTGCACATGCGAGCTTGTAGGCCTGCGTGACCGGGAGGCGGTTGCGGTTGAGGTAGAATGCAAAAAAATATTCCCAGAACTTCTGGGGACCCTTGCGGTCGCGCATGCCTCTCTGATAGCCGTCGCAGAGAGCGTCGAGCGCGGCGTCCGGATTTGTGACGCCGATCAGACGCTTGCTCCAGTTGCGGTAGTTGTTGTAGATGAGTGCGGAGCCGCCGCCTTTGCCGGACTTGACGAGGAGCGGAAACTGCGCGGCGTAATTGACTGCGACGTATGCCACCGCATCCGGATGAGTCCGCTGCTGGGTCTTGATGACCGACTGGACCAGACGGACGAAGCTCAGACGCTCCAGCGCTTTGGCGCGGACGGTCGCCGGCACCACCTCCGCTCCCGTGGCGGCGACGGGGAGATTGGTGTGTGCAACACTCTCCGGAAGATTGTTGCATGCGACACTCTCGGACAAGTCGGACATTTTGGACAGCGCGGACGGGGCGGAGATAGCCGGAATGTTGCATGCGACATTGTCGGCTTGATTGTTGCATGCAACATTGTCGGCTTGATTGTTGCATGCAACATTGTCGGCTTGATTGTTGCATGCAACATTGTCAGCTTGGGCGGCTGCAACCGGAATGTTGCATGCGACATTGTCAGCTTGATTGTTGCATGCGACAGTCCGCTCTGGAATTTGAAAATTGAAAACGCCCATCATGCTCTCCTTACGCCTGCGCTGCCCGGCTGATCGCCGCCTCTATTTCGGAGACCTCATCAAGCAACGCCGCTTTGACACTGGAAAGGAATGCCACATCGGGCACGTCCTCATGTTTTTTAAACTCAAGAGCTGAGCCCAGAAGACGGAATCCTCCGTTGAGGAGCAGAGCCGCGCTGGCATCATCGCGGACTTCGGAAAGCAACGAGGCCTGCTGCATCTTAAGGATCGAATGTACGATCGTGGAGAATTCCGGTTCCTCCGAACTATGCAATCCGCCGTCTGTGTTTTTCGGCTCTTGAACCGCCTCGCCGATCCAGAGTTTGACTGCATCACGGAGTTCCTCGCGTGTCATCTTGTCGATGTTGCCGCCGAGGTGAGAGGCAAACGCTTTAAGCTGATCGGCGGGGATACGGGTCAAAGCAAGCAGCTTGTTGTAGGGTAAATGGAAAAGTTGGCCGAAGAAGGCTTTGTCGTCATAAAACGCAAGCAGAAGGTCTCCGATGACGCGTCTGTGATCGCGGTCCGCACCGTCGATGTCAAAATTCTCGCGACACCAGTCCGCCCATGCGGCGACGGCTCCGGCGAAGTGATCGCGTCTTGCGGACGCGATCAGCAGCGAGGTTACGGGGACGATCCGGCGAGCGATCCGGACGAGCTGTCCGGCCGCGGCGGTCTTCCCCTCCAGCGTCTCCGGGATGATCCCGGAGAGCAGATTTTCAAGGTTGATTGGTTCCGGCATGTCACGCCTCCAGCAGGTTGTCGAGATAGCTCTTGCTGATCGTGCACTTCGGGTTGTCGCCGGCCGGGGTGTAAGTCACGCCCGGGACGTCGACGCCCGCAGCGCAGAGCTTGGCTATCGCGGGTTTGATCGGTTTGATTTCCGCCTGATAAATAAAGTAGCCGTGCTCGTCTGCGAAAGTCTTGAGGAGCTCAAGAGCGTCCTTGTCGACCTTGACGGACGAGGGGTCGGTCTCGATGCCGTATGTGCCCTGATCGCCGACTTTGTGCTTTCTGGGTTTCACGAAGCGTTCCGGGTGCGCCATGATGTAGCGCAGGAGCTCGGACTCCAGAGCCTTGTACTCCGTGACGAGCGGGGCGACGGCGTCGTGATGCCTGACCTCAAGCTCCGCGATGCGCTTGTCCTTCGCGGCCTCTTCGCGGCGCATGGCGGCTTTGAGCGCGACCATGCGTTTGAAGAGACCGTCGGCGTCCTCAACGGTCATGGCCTGCACTTTGCGGTTGTCCTGCAGGATCGCCATGTCACGCCTCCTCGCAGAGCTCTGCGACTTTTGCGCTGACGCGGGGACTGTTCGCACCGGCGAGGATTTTGTTGATCATGCGGGTGGAGATCCCGAAGTAGGCTGCGAGGTCTTTCACGGTGACTTTGCAGGCGGCCCGCAAAGTCTGCAGCAGACGGGGTGCAGAATTATGCGCAAAATCATTGGACCAGCATTTAATTTCCTCGGTGATGCGGTCGGACGGAGCGGACTCTTCGGACTGCTCGGACTCTTCGGACGGGGCCTGATGGAGGAACGGGGAGACGGTGCGCTCCGGCTCTTCCGCCTCTTCCGGCTCTTCCGGCTCTTCCGGCGCGGGACCGTCGACAACGAGGTCGCCGTCGAGAGCGTTTGCGCCGAATTCGTCCGAGATGTCTTCGAGTTCGTCGTCGAGGACCTCGGCGATGATGTTGCAGCACGAGTGGATGCCCGCGTCGCAGTCTGCAATGGCGCGGATCGTGCGGAGCTGGTCTTCGATTCTTCTTCTGTTTTCTGCTTTCATGTTTGGACTCCTTTTGTTATTTGGCTTCTTTTTGAAAAGCCGGGTTGAGTTTGTAGTTTTCGCATTTTTTGCTGGCGGGGTGCGCGGGACAGTTTTTGCCGGTGCAGATCCAGCCGTTGTGCTGATCGCAGGAGATGCAGCACTCCTGATAGTTGATTTCCTTCATTTCCATGATGGTTCCTTTCATTCAACCGGGGGGAGCCGGTCGTAGATTTCTGTCGGGACTGTCAGCTTGAGCAGTCGCCGGATGTTTGACTGCGAGACGCCGCGGAGCTCCGCGATGCGCGGAGGGGTCATGCGGCCGAGGTGCGTGTAAAACTGGATCCACGCCCAGTCGGGATGATCGGCGGCGAAGAGCATCAGAGCGATGATCTTGCGCTGCGTCTCATCGCCGAGCGCGGCGAGCCAGTCGCAGCGGCGCAGATCGGCGTTGACGTCGGCGAGGACTTCTGCGAGTGAGGTGTCGGTGTCGAGCATCAGAGCACCTCTGCGGCTTTGAGAGCGACGATGATCCAGCAGGACGCGACAGTACCGAGCATGCCGCCGATCACCGCCGCTCCGAAGACGATTGAAATTCTTTTGTTCATGGTCGGGACTCCTGATTTTTAATTGGCGAGTTCGGGGAAGAGACGGTCGGTGAGAGCGTCGAGGTCCTGTTCCCGGCGGAAGCGGTAGCACCGGAGCAGATCCAGCGCGAGCGCGGATTTGTCGGAGGGAGCTTCGGACGGTTCGGACTGGTCGGACGCATCGGACGCATCGGGTTCCGGGATTGTTACTGAGCCGACGCCGCGCAGACGTTTGAGCAGCGCGCCCCATGTGGGATACATTTTGCCTTCCGTGCGCATTTCGCGCACCGCCGCAGCGTACGCCTCTTTGCGCGGCATGGTTTCAAACGCGCGGAGGTAGACGCTCGAAAATTCGCGCCACTGCGCATCGGTCATCTGCCGGCGCGGGAACTGGTTGCTTTCCTGGGTTGACATGGTGAGAGGGTCCTTAGTTTGCTGTGTGGACGGTGGGGATGGTCTTGTTGCGTGCGTCGATGTTTATGGTGCAGCCCTTGCAATAGGCTGCGGCGACGAGGATGAGGGCAAACAGCACTGCCGTGCCGCAGCCAAATTGGTATTCAACGGTGACTTTACGTGACATGGTGAGGGCTCCTTTAGTTTGAATGTTGCTTGTTTGCGAATTCGAGCAGGTCGCGGGGATCGCAGCCGAGGACGGCGGCGTAGCGGGCGGCGCGGTCGGTGTTGCGGATGCCGCGTTTTTCCTGTTCGGCGTAGCTCTGGCGAGCGATGCCCAGCAGACGCGCGGCGGCGGTCTGCGTCAGGCGCAGCTGGTGACGGATGCGGGAGAGTCGGGTCATTGGGGGGCCTCCGAATAAGGTTCTTCTAACAAATCTTGCCAACGAACGCCAGGTAAAGCCTGTGCGTATTTCACTGCAGTTGAAGGTTTTTTAATACCTTTCTTTTCCATATCATTCACAGAAGCGCGTGAACAACCGAGAGCTCGGGCAAGTTGAGCTTGGCTCAATTTTAACTTTTTGCGTGTGCTATGAAGCTTCGTCATACGGCTCCTTTTTATCACTTAAGGGTTATAAAGTTTCATCTTTCCATGATAAAATATCACTTATAAATGAAATGTCAAGTAAAAAGTTTACCGGAAAATGATTTTTTTCGCTTTAAAATTCATTTTAAAGATATATTGTAAAGAAAAAGCCTTACAACGTGGAGAATGCAATGCTGTCAGAAGACTTTTTAGAAGCGATGAAAAAAGGACTCAAGAAGTATGGGTCTCAAAAAGCTTTTTCTCAAGCAACGGGAATACATCAAAGCCGAATTTCCGACTACGCAAATGGGCATTATGACTTTGAAAACTTATCTATAGGAACTCTTCATAAGCTGTTTCCGAATATGCGAATAGTATATTTCCCTGAAGAACAGGTTGTGCAAACATCTGATCAGACGTTAGAAATCATTAATGCGAGAATCCAAGCAATCTTGCAGCGGTTGTCTCCGGCTGAAAGAGTTCATTGTTTTGAAATGCTGGCTCGGACATACGGTGATAAATTTGATGAATCCAACACATCAGAGGAGGAAGAAAAATGTGTTTTGAAAAATTAAAAACAATCTTTTCCGGGAAAATGATTCTAAAAAAATTGGAAATGACATTTTTAGGGAAGATATGTTCCGGAAATATTTCAGGGGATAAACTAACCTACAAAAACTGTGGTGACATTTTGAATCAAGGTTCTGTTAAACTCACTGTAAATAATAATTATTGCAAGCAGGAAGACGAAAAGATTATACTGAATGAGGCAGAAAAGAAGATTCTTGTTCTTTTGGCCGAAGACGGACGTGGCGTTCCTGCACTGAATGAAGAAGGCGTAATTGAACAAGTCAATATTTACCCAAATGACGGAGGAATATCTGCAACGGCAGATGAAACCTTAAGGAGTTTTCGTAATCTTTTGCGCAATGGACTTATTACGCAAGATTTTGCAACAGGGAAACTGGAGTATGTGATTACTCAAAAAGGGTTAAGAAATTTAACATGACTGCTGACGGGTCGGACAGAGTCGGACGGGTCAGACGAGAGAGGGGTTGGAAACAGAGCCGGACGGTCCGGCGAAGAGTGATAGAGGAGCGGTGAGAACGTGGGAGAGACTTTGATACCGCCGCACGGCGGATATAAAAAGCTGGTGACTTACCGGCTCGGAAACCTCATTTACGATGCTACAGCGGCATTTTGCGCACGCTATTTCGACCGGAAAGACCGGACCTATGATCAAATGGTTCAGGCGGCACGGTCGGGAGTGGCGAACATCATTGAGGGGAGCGAGGCTTCCGCGACCTCAAAGAAGACTGAACTCAAATTGACAAATGTTGCAAAGGCGTCGCAGGAAGAACTGCTGTCGGACTATCAGGCGTTTTTGCGTCAGAGGTCGCTGCCGGAATGGGAGGCAAACGTGCCGGAGGCGATGAAGGTCCGGACGGCGCGTCCGGAAAATCTGGAACAGCTGCGGCGGCTTATGGCGGAGCTCGTCGCGCAAAAGAATATTTCGGATGATGCGAAGAGACGCTGGATGGCTGAAGTCGCGGCAAATGTGATGATCTGTCTGATCAATCAGGAGACGTATCTGCTGGGACGGCAAGTGGCGCGGCTTGCGGGAGACTTTGAACGGGAAGGCGGTTTCACCGAGCGTCTGTACCGGGTCCGGAGCGCGAACAGGGATCAGCGGACGAAATAATCGACGCCTTCACGGAGATGAGTAGACGGCAGTTGCGCAAACGGTTTGCTCAAATCGTGGAGGCTGATGTACCATGTGAGGATGCGGCGGAGGTCTTCGGGGTCGAGTTTCTGTTCCAGTTCAAAGCGGAGGACGGTGCCGGTGTAGGTGGAATCGACCTCTACGCCGGAAAGATCCGGACGGAGGCGGCGGTATTTCCGGACGGCTTTACGGGCGATTTCCGAATAGGAGAATGGGGTTTGTTTCTCCAGAAGCTGAAGATCGGCGAGTAGTTTTGCGCCGATGCGGACGGTTTGTTTTTCCAATGATGTGATGTGCATGATTTGATAACTCCTCTTTGGGCGGTAATATGTAGTTTGTTTTCAGAAATTTCAAGTGACTACATAATTTTTTCGGGATTTTGTCGGACTGGTCGGACAGAGTCGGACGGGTCAGACGGGGGGGATTTTGGCGGATTTCCGGAAAGATTTTACACTCAAAACGCAGGTTTTACCCTGCATTCGTTGCGCGTTTTTGCTTATCTATGAGGACCATGTTTTCCGCTGACGCGGCGGGAGATACCTTTTGTTTGTTGTGAGGGACAAGCCGAGCCCGGCGGCATATCCGGGCGACTTAACACTGGAGAGATTATGAGCGATGTCTATTCGATGATTTACGGGGCCGTCGGCGGCGGAGTCGTCGGCGTGATCGCCGCGGTCATGGGGGGCGTCGCCATCAACTATGTCAAGCGGCTGATCGCGGAGCGCGACAAACTTGCGGAGGATCAGCGCATGGCGATGAAGAGCAGCATCGAAAAGCTGGAACACAAGATGGATCAGCATATCGCGGAGGACAATCCGGCGGGTCAGAGGACGACGCTGGAGAATCTGAGCAAGCTGCTGAACAAGCTGTCGGACAAGCTGGACGCGCAGAGCGAACAGCGGCACAACATGGAGCTGCGGATCGAAAACCGGATCTCCAAGCTCGAAAATGCGGTGTCGGAATCGAAAAATTTTACGCAGAACCTTTACGGGTCGATGCAGAAATTGAGGGACCAGAACTATGAAAAGTAACAGGATGTACCGGCTGCGGCGGGCGCTGCTCGCCGCGCTGTATGAATACGACTCTTATCAGGACCTCGACACGGTGCTCTGCAATCCGGCCGTGATCTGCGTGAATCCGTCGCCGGAAGAGGCGCGGACGGAGTGGAAGAATCTCCGGGAATGGGGTCTGACGGACGCTCTTGCCGGTTACGGGGGGAGCGTGTGCAGGCTGTCTGTGTTTGTGAGAAAGGCGATGGAAGAGACCGGGAATCCTCCGCGCGATGAGCGTCTGTGGGGATATGGAGTGTGCTGAAATGGAAGCGAAACCGCGCAACAACTACTCGCGTCTGACGTGGGAGACGCGGTCGCGCATCCTCGGCATGCTGCACAACGGAGCGGAGTACGACGACATCCGGAACGACGCGGCGGTTGCTGCGGAGCTGAAGGCGAAGAATCTGAAGCTCCACGGGACGACGTTTCAGGCGATCCGGCGTTCGGCGGAGTATCGCGACTACGTGGCGCGTGCGACGGAAGACTCCGCGGCGAAGAAGGCGGAGCAGATCACTCGTGCGGTGCTGGAGAACAGCGATGCGCTCGGGAGCGTGACAGAGATCGCGCGATATGAGCTTGCGCGTCTGATCCGCGAGGAGGTCAAGGCGACGTCGTGCGACGAGGACAGCGTAAAACGCATCCGGTCGCTTGCGTCGAGTCTGTCTGCGATTGCGAATCCGGCGAAGGAGCTGGAGTGGCGCAGGAAGCTGGACAGGGCAACTGCCGAGATAGACGAGCTGAAAAACGAGCTTGCGCAGCAGGCTGCGGAATACGAGCTGAAACTGTCTGAAGCCTCGCGCCGGATCGCGGAGCTGGAGGGCGGAAGTGCGAAGGCGGGGATGTCGCAGGAGACGCTGGACCGGGTCGAAGAACAGATCCGGATGATGTAAAAATTTCAAGGACGGGATGACATGGGACGGGCGAAGATTGTGCCGCAGGAAAACACGCTCCTGCTGGGGTATCAGAAACGCTGGGTGCTGGACCGGAGCCGCATCAAAATCATGGAGAAGTCCCGTCAGATCGGCATATCGTGGGCGAGCGCGTATGCGCTTGTCCGGCGCAAAGCTCTTGCGGGAGCGCGCTACGATGCGTGGGTGTCGAGCCGGGACGAGATTCAGGCGCGGTTGTTTCTGGAGGACTGCAAGCATTTTGCGGGGACTCTGCACACTGCGTGCCGGGACCTCGGGGTCGATCTGATCAGCGACGCGAAGACCTACGTGCTTGAGTTTGCGAGCGGCGTGAAAATCAACTCGATGTCGAGCTCGCCGGATGCACAGGCGGGCAAGCGCGGGGACCGTCTGCTGGACGAATTCGCGCTGCACAAGGACCCGCGCAAACTGTATGCGATTGCCTATCCGGGCATCACCTGGGGCGGTCAGCTGGAGATGGTGTCGACGCACCGCGGGAGCCACAATTTTTTCAACGAGCTCATCACCGAAGTGCGCGAAAAAGGGAATCCGAAGAAGATATCGCTGCACAGAGTGACGCTGGAAGATGCGCTGAAGGACGGTTTTCTGCACCGCCTGCAGTCGAAGCTCGCGGCGGACGACGAGCGTCAGGAGATGGACGAGGGGGACTACTTCAACTTCATCAAGGGCGGCTGCGCGGACGAGGAGAGTTTTCTGCAGGAGTACATGTGCGTGCCAGCGGACGATGCGAGCGCGTTTTTGAGTTACGAGATGATCGCGGCGTGCGAATACGACCGCGCGCCGGAGCGGATTCCGGACGCGTCGGATTTTTCGGATCTGGCGGAGTGCAAAGAGCTGTACATCGGGGTTGACGTCGGGCGGAAAAAAGACCTGACGGCGATCTGGGTGAACGCTTACGAGGGCGGACGGCATCTGTGCCGCCGTCTGATCGTGCTGCGGGGGCTGACGTTTTCCGCGCAGGAGGATGTGCTCTACCGTCTGCTTGCGCTGCCGAACGTGCGTCGGTGCTGCATCGACGCGACGGGGCTCGGCATGCAGCTTGCGGAGCGGGCGCAGGAGCGGTTCGGCCGCTACCGGGTCGAGGGCGTGCAGTTTTCAGGTCCGGTCAAGGAGGAGCTCGCGTATCCGGTCAAGAGCGCGTTCGAGGACTTGAATGTGCGGATTCCGTTCGACCGGAATCTGCAGAGCGATCTGCGTGCGATCAAGAAAGAGACGACGGCGTCGGGGAACATCCGATTTTCGGCGGACCGGAGCGAGAACGGTCATGCGGACCGGTTCTGGGCGCTTGCGCTTGCGATCCACGCGCGCGGCCGGAGCGACGGACCGGCGCGGTTCGAATCCTGCGGGAAGCGTACAGAGAGTCGGACAGACAACAATTTTTACAACTCGAAAAGGGTGATTGCGAATGAAGACACAAAGTGGCCGTGCTGAAGCGGGGCGAATGGTTCTGCCGCAACCGGAGGACCGGTACCGCTATCTGACGACGGGCTCTTACACTCCGGCGCGTCTGACGGCTCTGTTCCATGCGGCGAACACGGGCGACATAGAACAGCTGTGTCTTTGCGGCCGCGAGATACTGGAACGGAACTGGGACATCATCGGGGCGTTGGAACAGCGCTCTGACGCGCTCTGCGGACTGGAATGGGAAGTCGTTGCCGGAGACGGCAGAGAGAGCTCCCGGGAAGCGGCGGATGCGTTTGCGCATGCGCTTGCGAATGCGGGGCTGACGGAAGACGCGGCGGGGCGTCCGGAGACGTTTCAGGAGCTCCTGCCGAATCTTGTTGACGCCGTTGTTCTGCCGTTTACGGCTGCGGAAATTCTGTGGGCGCCGGGCGGAGATCTGCTGGGATTCCAGACTGTTGAGCCGCATTTTTTCACGCTTCGCGAGAGTTTGTTTCCCCGGTTGATCACGGATGAGCATCCGGAGGGGCTTGAGCTTCCGCGCAACAAATTCATTGTGCACCAGTTCCGGCGCAAACCGGATCCGGCGCGAGCGGGGAAGATCAGAGTGCTTGCATGGCTGCACTGTCTGCAGAACTGGCCGCTGAAGGATCTGTTTTCGTTCATTGAGCGATTCGGGATGCCTTTTGTCGTTGCGCGGGTCGATCAGAATACGTGGGACAACGAGCGCGAAGTGCTGAAGAACGTGATCCGCTCGTTCGGTCCGGACGGAGGCGGAGTGTTCACGAACTCCACGGAGATACAGCTTTTGAATGCGGCGAATACGGGAGGCGACAATGTCTACTTCCGTGCGCTGGAGTTTACGCACAATGCGATTTACACACTGCTGGTCGGTCAGCTGGCGAGTTCCGGCGACAGCTCCGGGATGAGCAACGGTGATGCGCAGACGGCGGTGCGTCAGGATATCCTCGAAGCGGATGCGCGGGCTGTGGAAGCCACAATCCGTGCGCAGGTTGCCGCACCATGGACGCGCTTTCACTACGGGGACCGTGCGGCGGCGCCGCTGCTGCGGTTCAAGGTGCGTCCGCCGGAAGATGAAAAAGCGGTTGCGGACAAGGCTCTTGTGAAAGCGCAGACCGTTCAGACGCTCGCCGCGGCCGGGTATGTGATCCCTGCGGAAGAGATTCAGAAGGTGTTCGGCTACACGGTGGAATATCATGAACCGATGCAGGGAAATCAGATACCCTTGAGCGGTTTGACAGAACCGGCTGGACCGGAAGAACCGGATGCGCGCACGCTGAATCTGAAACAGAAATACGACGCGATGGGCGTAGCGATGCGTGCAGAAACTCCGCGCACGGAGCTTTCCGATGCGCTGGAAGCGTGGCTGGGGCCGGAGGCGGACGCACGGGCGGCGACGGCGGAGCTGTCGGACGAAGAGCTCGACCGGGAACTCCGGAACGGCGCGCCGATGATCGTGAACAGTATTCTCAACGCCGATTCGAGTGGATTCGAGAAGCTCGATGCGGCGAATATGCGCAGGAGCTTCGACGATGGAAATCAAATTCAAAACCGAAAGTGACACGCGGGAGCTCGACAGTTTGAGTCCGCGTCAGTTCATGATTGCATGGACGACGGCAATCCGTCAGCTGGTCGAGAGCCGGGCGCGCGAGCGGATCGGCGGCGACTTCGGCGATGTGATTGCCCGCGGAGCAATTCAAACCGACACAAGCGATCCGTTGCGGCATTCGATTTACACGGGCGGCGAAAACGGCTATATCGCGGAACACATCCACACGGGCGGCGTGATCCGTCCGAAACGGACAAAGTATCTGGCGATTCCGATCGACCGTTCGGTCAAGGGGTTGTTTGCCCGTGAGGTCCCGGGGCTGGTGTTCCTGCGCAAAAAGAACGAGGGACCGAACGGACGCTGCTATCTGGCGCGTCCGATGAAAACGAAAATCAAGCCGTTGTTTGTTCTGAAACGCTCGGTGACGCAGAGGGCGCGTCCGTGGTGGCCGACGGAAACGGAAGCCGAGACGGAAAGCAAACGTTTTTTTGAAGAGAATTTTTAACCGGAGAGCAAGATGCTGCGTGACGGAGCGCAAAACCAGTTCATATCCCGCCGGGTGAGCATGCCGACGGAGAAGAGCCATGCGGAACTTGTGCGGGATGTCGATGCGGGGGTGAAAGCCCGGTCATTCTTTTCCGCGCGGGTTGCGGATGCGCGGCGTCTGGAGAACATGCGGAAAATTTCCGATGCGTATTCGCGGGGCGAGATGAGTCTCGGCGAGGCGCGGAACATTCTGAAGGAATCGCTTCAGGCGGAAGGTTTCAATCCTCATGAAGGAGGTTTGCGCAATCTTGCAGGCACGGCGCGGTTGAATCTGATTCTGCGTCAGAATGCGTCGATGGCGCATGCCGCGGGGGAATGGGCGCGGATGCATGATCCGGACGCGATGGCGGTGTTTCCGTATGTGCGTTACCACGCACGCAGCGACCGCCGGACGCGCAGTGAACACGCGCATCTGGACGGCAAGATTTTCCGGAAGGACGACCCGTTTTTGCGGACGCACACTCCGCCGTGGGAGTTCAACTGCCGCTGCTGGCTGGAGGAGATCACTGCGAAAGCAGCAGGAAAGACTCCGGAGCTGATTCAGAAACCGACGCCGGCGGACAAAGTGACGGTCGACAGCCGGAGCGGATTTGTGTTCGATCCGGCGCGGGCGTTTGAGGAGTTTGATCTCGGACGATTGGAGCTGATGAGTCGCGCGAATATCGTAAAACAAGCGGAAGAGGCGGTAAAAGACAAACGTCTTGGAAGTGTCGGGTTGATCGTCGCGCCGCCAATTAGCGGAGAACGTCTGGTTGATTTGCCAAATTTGAACCGGGTCAAATCGGGATTTGAAGCGATGAAAGAAGCCGCACGGCAGGAGATAAAAGCTGTCGGTTTGGATCCGGACAATCTGCCCGATTATTTGACTGTAAACAAGACATTTGAAGATGCCGGAAAACAAGGGAAAAACATTCCGGGGGCAGTTGCAGACAAGTTTCTGAAGGAACCGTTTGAGGTGGCAAAGCTGAATCGGCGGGCGGCAGTGTCTGCCGGATTGCCAGAAGATGTTCCGGTTCTGCTGGGACGCGGCAATTCGCACAATGGGATAGAGCATCTTTGGCGAAACCACAAAGAGCTGTTTGTGGATCCGGACGCAGCAATCAGACTGTTGCAGGAAACGCTCGGCAATCAGAACTGCAGAGTTGTAGTGAGCCTGAAACGGGCGATGATAAAAGTTCCATCTCATGGAGGCGTGAATAAAGTACCGATTTGCCTGAAGCGAATTGTGTTGCACAATCCGGAGACGCAGGCTTACTGCGTGCTGGTGTGGGACGGCAAAGAGCTGAAGCTGGTAAGCTGGAACAACGCCGGAGATGATTACGGCAACTCGGAATGGGTGCTGCAATAAAAAGGCCGGTTCACAATCCGCAGGCACTGCAATCGTGCAGTCCTAGCCACACTCGGACAACCGGCTCTGAATTTACAATAGCACTGTTTTTTCAAAAGTCAAATTTTTTGTCGGACAAGTCGGACCAGTCTGCCTTGTCGGACGAGAAGAAACAAGAAGAGGTTTGCGCAGATGAACTGGATGGCATTATCCGCGGAGACGCGGGGAGTTGTGCGGGATAAAAATGGAGTTCCGGTTGAATGGACACTGCTGCGGACGGGCGACAATCCGATCTGCCAGGAAGGTCAGGACGGAGCGATCCGGCTTTCGGGCGAAGACATGCGGCAGATCATGGAGTATCACCGCAAGAAGGGTGAGCTGATCCCGGTTGATTCGGAACATTATCTTTACGAGCTCGCCAACCGCAAGAAGCTGGACGAGGCGGAGACGGCGCGTCTGTTTCCGGGCGGAGTCGCGGCGATGGGATATGGCGAACTTGCATTGAAAGGCGAGGAGCTGCGCGTGAAAGTGCAGTGGACTCCGGCGGCATACGAGATGCTGAAAGAGAAGATTTACAAGTATTATTCTCCGGTATTGCGGGGAATCGAAAAAGGACCGCTGCGGGTGACGTCGGTCGCGATGACCAACATTCCGGCGATCAACAATCTGGACGCGCTTGCGGCGCGTGCCGAATCCAACAAGCCCGGCGAGGGCGGAAAGGAGCCTGTCATGGGCAGACTTGAAAAGGCGCTGAAGCGTCTGACGGGGCGCGACGGGATCGCGCTGGAAGGGGAAAGCGATGAGAAAGAGAAGGATTCTCTTGCGGCGGAAATCGAAGAGAAGGCGGATCTGATCGAGGAGGTCAGGAAACTGCTTGGTCTTGGAGCGGACGCCGGACTCAACGAGATTATCGCGGCACTGAAAGCGATGGAAGGGAAAGCGGCGTCGGCGGACGAGAAGCAGGCGAAGCTGGAAGAAATCGCGGCGTCGGCGGAAGCCTCGGAGCACGCGCGCCTTGTTGCTCAGGGGCGCGCGGAAGGAAAGATTCACGACGGCAACATGGAGTATGTGAATTCTCTTGACAGCAAGGCACTTTCGGCGGCGCTTCCGCACATGGCGGTTGAGTGTCCGCAGGGACGTCTCCATGAACCGAAACGGAGCGGAGACAGCGTTGCGCTGAGCGCGATTGACCGAGTGGCGATTGACAGTCTGCGGAATGCCGGAATTAAGGATCCGGAAAGCGAATATCTGAAACGGCGTCAGGGCAAATGACGCAAAGAAACGGGAAAGGGTGATCTTATGGCAGCACTTACAGGAGAGCGCAACACGCAGGAACTGCATGTCGGCGCGGTGAAATACAATTACGCACGTGAAGTCGCATCCGGGAAAATTTATGCGGGCAGTCTGGTTGCGCAGAATGCAAACGGGAAAGCTGTTCCGGCGTCGGATACGGCAAGTCTGGTTGTTCTCGGCAGAGCCGAAACGACCGCGGGGGGCGGTGAAACCGTGGAAATCCGTCGCGGCGCATTCCTTTTTGACAACGGCGAAGCGAAAACGGAGAAAACGGAGCAGCTGACGGTTGCCGACATCGGCGGCACGTGCTATGCGCTTGACGACCACACGGTCGGCAAGACGGGCGGAACGAACAAAATCAAAGCGGGAACCGTGCTGGACGTTACAGACGACGGCGTGGCGGTTCTGATCTGAGAGGAGAGAGGAAAATGAATCTTACGGCAGAAAAATTTGCGGCGATGAAGATCGCCTATGACATGGCGTTCAAAAGCGCGTTTGAAGGCACGCCATCTGTTTATGAACAGTTCGCGATGACGGTCGGCGACTCAGCACATACGACGGTGAAACTCCCGTTCATGGAGCAGTTTGCATGCATGCGCAAGTGGCTTGGACCGCGTCACATCAAGAACCTTGAGGGGAAAGTCATTACGATGACGGAAGATGCATACGAAGAGACCGTGGGCATCAAATCACGGGAGATTGAGACGGACAACTGGGGCATGTACATGCCGAGCATCCAGCAGATGGCGGTTTCCGGGAAAGCGCTCTGGGACAAGCTGGCGGTTGAAGCGCTGCTGAGTCCGGCCGCATGGATTGACGGCAAGGCCTTTTTTGCGACCGACCGCAAGTACGGCGACGGGAAAAAAGCCGGAACAATCAACAACAAAACAACGTCTGCGCTTTCCGCAACGGCTTTCAAGACGGCGCGTCAGACGATGTTTGCATACGCAGGGCACGAAGGCGAGCCGCTCGCGGTGAATCCGGACACTCTGATGGTCGGCCCCGCGCTGGAATTCACGGCGCGTGACATCCTCGAAAACGATTTCGAAGTGGATGCGACCGGCAAGGTTGCGGTGCGCAACTCCTGCAAGGGACTTGCAAAGCTGATTGTCAACCCGCGCATCACGGGTGAGCACGCGAACTGCTGGTTCCTGATGAGCTGCGGAGGTCCGATCAAACCTGTCGCAGTGCAGAAATCGAAAGAAGCGACGCTGATCAGCAAAAACCGTCCGGACGACGAAGGAGTCTTCATGGAGGACATGGCGATTTTCGGAACATCCGCCTACGGCAGCGCCGCGGCGGCATTTCCGCATCTGGTGTACGGCGGCATCGTGAGCGCATGATGAATTACGCCACGGTTGAAGACCTGAGAAAGCGTCTTGGAACAAACGTGTTTGAAGAGGTTTACGCATCCGAAGCGCCGGACGGTGATGAGTGGTCCGGCGATTTGAACAGCGCGGAAGCGGAGATTGACGGAGCGATTGCTTCGCGATACACACTCCCCGTCACGGGTGCGCGGACTCTTATGCTGCTGAAGGACTGGACGCTGACGCTTGCGGAAGAACGGGCGTATGCCCGTGCCGCGGGCGCAAGTTTCGCGGAGAAAGTGAAAGAGCGGGTCGCTCTGGTGCGCTCGTATCTTTCGATGATCCGCGAGGGCAGTTTCCGGTTTCCGGATGCGGCGGAAAACAAGACCGGCTCGGTTGCGTTTGCATCGGGCCGGGAGCCCGTTTTCGGGCGCGGGAACATGGAGGGATTCTGATGAAAGGACTGCAGGAAAGTTTTGCGGAATTGCGCAAACTGATTTTACGGAAGTTCGCGACGGTGCGGTTCACGACTGTGCAGACGCCGGAGCAGTTTCTCGCCGAAGTCCGGGCGATCGGACGGGAGCGTCTGCCGGGCGTGCTCGTGGTTTACGACGGCACGACGATTGCTGACGGCGTCCGGGAAGATCAGGTGACGCTGGTGCTGGTCGACCGTTTCCGGGCTGACAGCGACGATCGCGCGCTGTCGGTGCTCGAGGCGACGGAAAATCTGCTGGCGCTGTTTCCGGCGGACGGACAGGATCTCGGCGGGGTATGGACATTCCCGCGGGACTGTCAGATCGCAAGTCCGGACAGGGATTTTGCGGCGCTCGCGCTCGGCGTGAGCATGAGACAGAGTAACGGATAACAAAAAACAAGCGGAGGAGAATATGGCGGAGAAAACGATTGTATTCGGGCTTGCGACATACAAAGGGATCGTTGCGGGCGTGCATCTGCAGTCGGTCACGTACACCGAGACGGCGTCTCCGGCGGAAGCAACCGCGGAAGACGGCAACATTGAGCAGATCGACTACTACGCGAAGAAAAAAACGATCCAGTGTCAGGGTAACGTGACCGCGGACAATGCGTTCGCGCTAAGCGTCGGCGGCGAGCTGACGGTCGGCGAAGACACGTTCACGATTGACAGCATCACATTGACTGAATCGGTCAACGGTCACAAGACGGCGCAGATCAACGGGACCTCGCCGGTCAAGAGTTCCGAGGGATGAAGAAGTACGGCGTTGAAGAGCTGCGGCTTCTGGCCGGCAGGGAATTCAATGCGATTCTTGCGGCGGACGAGGAGCTCAAACGGCTCGACAGTCTGAAGTACGACAAAGCCGCGGAGACGCGCGTGCTGCTGGAGGTTCTGGGGGTGAGCCGGTATTACATCGGGTCGCTGCCTGTCTGTGCGCTGACGGCCGCGCGCTGGGCGTTTCTGTGGATGCTGGGAAGTCCGTTCGTGATCGGCGGGACGGTTGATCAGGCGTCGCTGGATACGGCGCTGTACATTTTGAGTGTGCAGGATCTGCACAAACTGCCGTGCGCCGTCGAAGAGCTCCCGGCCGCGGCGTCCGGTTATGCGGCCGCGACGGGGCTGTCTCCGGAAGAGATTTGCGACGGAGTCCGGACGATGATCGACACGGCGTTTCTGCCGCTGCGGATGCTCCCGCCTGTCGTCAGCCCCGACGAAGACGCGTCGCGCTTCGACGGCATGTGGGTTTCCCGCATTGCCGGGCTCGCCGCGCAGGAATCGGGGATGCCCTTTGATCATTGCCTGCACGCGATGAGTCTCTCGTGCGCATGCTGTCTGTATGTGAACCGGTTGCGGCGTGAGAGCTGCAAGCCGCAGGAGATCCGGCGCAGACCGACAACGGAGATTGAAGAGATGATCGAACGGCGGATGGAGGAGCTGGAAGAGCAGTTTCTCGCGGAGAAAAAAGTCAGCGCAGACGGTACGGAGCGTTCCGCTCTTTGAGTTTCCGGTCGGCGTCTCCGGACAAAGTATCGAACTTGTCCGCCGAGGCGAAGAGCAGAGCGAGGAGCGGACCGCTGAACAGAAGAGTTGCGAAGCCGCCTGTGCAGAGCAGAAATGCGGCAAGGATCACGCCGGGAGCGATCAGCAAAAGCGCAATCATGGCAAGACAGTCAAAAATTGTTTTCTGCAGTTTCAGATTCATTTGAAACCTCCCTGTATTACATTATCACAAAAAAACGGAAAGTCAAGTTATCATGCCGACGGTGTTGAAAATAGAACTGGACGCGTCGAAAGCGGAGCAGGATCTGGCGCAATTCCGGGCGAAAGTCGAATCGCTGAAAACGCTGGAGAGCCAGCCGGCCGCGAAAGCCGGAGGAGTTCCGGCGGGTGCGGCGCGGACCGGAGCGGCGGAAGCGCAGAAGCTCGCAGAAAAAGTGCAGACGCTGCCGGCTGAAAAAACAATCAGCGTAAAGGTTGAGACGAAGGGTGCGACTGCCGCGATTGCCAAAACGGGCAAAGAGCTGAAGGCGATGACGGTTCCGGCGGAGACGTTCCGGACGCGCGCATCGGCGGCGTTTAAAAATGTTTGGAAAGAATTGTCCGACGGCGAAGGACTTGTAAAAAATCTGACAGGCGCACTGAAAGGCGTGCTGTCGCCGGTCGGAGCGATCGGTCTCGGCATGGCGGCGCTGGGCAAGCTCGCCGTGGACGTGTGGGACCGGATGACGCTGTCGGCTGCGGAGTATCTGGAACAGAGCGGCCGCGCGGTGGAGGTCGCGGAGAAAAAGCGCGAGAAAGTGCAGGCGGAGCAGGCTCTGGAGCTGCGGCATCTCGCGGCTTTGCGGGATCTGGCGTCGCAGGAGACGCTCTCCAACACTGCCAAGCAGGAGGCCGGAGTGCTGCTGGATCAGCTGTCGGCTAAGTACGGCAACCTCGGAGTCTCCATCGACAAAACTGGGTCTCGCCTGACCGGGTTCGACAAGGCGCAGGAAAAAATTCTGTCGAAGATGCGGCGCGACCGGATCGCGGCTGGAGAGGAGACGTACTCGCGACTGCAGAACAAAGCGTTTGCGCAAGTGCAGTATGCGGTGACGGGCATGACGCCCGGCGAGGAGACGCTCAACAAATTCGGGCTGTCGTTGCGCGGTGCGCAGAGCGCAAAGCAGACTGCTGCGGAGGTGATGCGGACTCAGCCGCTGGAGAAGCAGCTGGAATTCGCGCGTCACATGATGACCAATGAGTCGCGGACGCAGGAGGAGATGGACCGCTGGGGCAAGGCTGTCGATGTGCTTGAGCAGATGGTCGAACGCCGGAAAGAGCTGCAGGCTCTGGAGCGGACCGGTTTTGGCTCCGAAGAGGAGCGGGCGAATGCATATCGTGAAAACGCGGCGCTCGATGCGTCGGTCCGGCGCAACAGCGAACAGGCGGCGCAGACGGCGTCCGACCGGGAGTTTGCCGCGGAGCGCGATCCGGAAGGCAAGATCGCCAACCGGGAAAAACTGATTGCGGGTGAGCTGGAAAAACAGAAACGCCTGCATGAAGAGATCGCGAAAGCGGAGCGTCAGACCAAGCAGGGCGACTTCGAAAATCAACGGCTTGCGGCGAAAAAGCGGATGCTCGAACTGACTCTGCAGCTGCAGGAGTCCGAAAGTAAAATTGCGGGCTGGTCGGAGCAGATCGCTCAGATAAAGAATCAGACCGCGCAGCGGATCGCGGACGCGAAAGAGGATGTCCGGCTGCAGCAGCTGTTGACCGACGGCAAGTTCGAAGAATACGATCTCGAGAAGCTGAAGCTCGAAGCGAAGCGTCAGGGACGCACGATGAGCGATGACGAGGCAAAGTCTCTGCAGGAACAGCTCAACGCGCAGCGTCAGCTCGACACGAAACGTCAGCTTGACGCGTCGCGGGAGGAGCTGACCATCCAGCAGGCGCTGATCAAAGGCGAGTATGACAAGGCGGATGCTTTGCGTCTCCAGCTGGAGACGCGGAAAGCCGGTCGCCAGTACAGCGCGTCCGAGCTTACGGAAATCAAAAAGCAGAACGCGGAGCGTCAGTCGCTGAATCTGCAGCGGGGGATGCAGGATCAGGCGTGGGGAAGCTACATCGACGTCCTGAAGCGCACCGGAAACGGGAAGCAGGCGGAGATGGAATCCGCGCTGCGGAACGCGGAGCGGACGAAAGGCGGCAAGCTCACAAGTGACGAAACGGAGCTTGTGAAGCGTCTGACGGAGCTGACGCACAATCTCAACAGTGCGCGCGGGGCGAGCCTCGGCGACACGTCAATTCGAACGAACGAGCTGACCGCACGCGGAGGGTTCGCCGGGGGCGTGAGACTGCCGAGCGTGGACCAGTACAACGAAGCAATCCTGTCGAGCAGCAAGCGCATCGAAGGGTATCTGCCTGAAATCAAATCGATCTTGAGCAAACTCGGTTACTACAAATAAGAGGAGCTGAAAAATGAAGGTGCAATTCCGGTCACGTCGTCGGGAGCGGGACGAAGACGGAGCGACGGAGACGGTTGTGTATTTCGGTTCGCGGGAGGAGATTGAAAATTTTTACGAGTCTCTGGAGCCGGGCAAGGCTGTCGACGGGCTTCCGGGAGCGCTCGACAGTGCGGAGATGTCGCAGGAGAGTCCGGCGATCTGGCTGCTGACGGTGCGCTGCACGAGCGGCGGAGACGACGCGATCGAGATGCCTCAAAAGGCGTGGGGAGCAAAGACCTGCACGCTCAATGCGGGGATGCTGTCGATCCTTCTTGAAAATCATGAAGATTATCTGCCGTGCTGGAATCATTATCTTTTTGCCGCGCCGGGCGCAGGCGACCCGGGCTGGTTTGAGAGCCGCAAGACGACCGCGCTCAGCGACGCCGAGGCGGAGCAGTACGCCTGGGGAAGCACACTGTCGGATGCGCCTGTCGTCGAGGGCAAGCGCTGGAAGTGCATCGGCGAGCCGGTCAAGCCCGGAGTGACGAGCTATGACATCGCGACGTATCAGGTGACGGAAGTTGCACGGTACAGGTCGATGAAACAGGCTGGTCAGGCTGTGCAGGGACGCATCAACGCGATCTGCAAGCCGAGCTACGATTTCGGGATTTCCGGCGGCGACTGGAAGTGCGACGGGGCGAGCGTGAGCTACAACGGACGCTACTGGCTCGGGACGCTGACGTACACGCGCAGCGGCGACGACAGCGGCTGGGACAAGGATCTTTACAACTAAGAAAGGCGGACGATGATACTGCCATCCAAAATCGAGGCGGGGACGCCGATTGCGCGGACGCGCGCGAAAATCAACGAGCTGATTGATTACCTCCAGTCGATCCGGCTGGTCCGCGGTCCGGGGATCCTGCTCCGGGCGCATCCGGGCGGGATCGTCATTGAGGCGACCGCGCGCGGAGCTTCCGGCGGCGGGAGCGGAGCCGGAAACGGCGGAGCGTATGACGGACCGTTTGCGGTGAGCCGGAAAGTCAGCGAGGATAAAGATAAAGATGAGGACGAAAATCTGTGGCATGTCAACGGCGGGATTGTGCGGGTCAACGGATGGGGCGTCGAGATTGCGCAAACCGATTTAACGGTGACTGCCGGTCAGGCGGTGATCCTGACGGTAGAGCTTGACAGCTCGGCTCCGCGCGGCATCGGCGGCGGGACGTTGAGCGCCGGGACTCCGTGGCCGGAGAAGAGCACACAGGAAAGTCTGACGGTCGCTCTGATTAAAGAGGACGACGGTAATTTAACGGTTGAACAGCAGGTTTACGGAACGCCGCTGATGCTGTTGACGGGGACGTGCAAATGAGCGGAGAATTCTGTGTGCCGTGGCTCAAAAACGGGCGGCTGGTTCTGGACGACGAATCCAAGCTGGTCATGCTGAGCAGGAAGTGTCCGTGCAAGAGCGTGTGCGAGAGGGAAATTCCGCTGCATGTGAGATTCCCTTTCCCGTTTATCGAAAAAATTGTGGACACCTGCACCTTGACCCTCGACGGTGTGACGGAAGACGTTGTCTTGGGAAAGAGCGCGCAGTTTTCGAAATTTTCGAGCGATAAATGGTATCATCCGGACGATTTGAATCCGGATTACGATTCGCAGGCTCAACTGAAATACGAGATGGGACAGATCACCTACTCGCAATACATGGCGACGAAGGATAAATATCACTACAAATCCACCGAGGAGGCTGATCCGGAAAGCGGAGACATTTGCGCTGATATTTGGCAAACAAGTGTTGTTTTTCGTGGATCAACGCTTTGGCTGCATGTTGGATTCGGCTGCGACAATGCGCCTCAGAAGGGTTATTCGCTGGAAGCGGAAGGGGATGACGAAGAAACATTTTACCTGAACAAAGTCTTTTTTGAATTTCCTGCAATGGCAAATTCGGGGATTGAGCGGGCATACGGCGAATATTTTTTTGCGACAAAGTTTCCGGTTGCGACACACGGGACCGCATGTCAGATCATCCGCGGCGCGGCTCCCTATGCGCTGCCTGATTTGGAGCTGGAGCAAAACACTCCGGTCCGGTCGCGGAAAAACGGCGAAAAGATTGCGGACTACCTCAAAGAAGTTTGCGACGGGAAGAAAACGTGGTTCACCCGAAAAAACGGAATTTATGGAGCGGGAGGCATAAAGATTTATCAGGATCGCCTTTGCGTGCTGCAGGAGCGGTTCAGCGGTCATCTTGGCAATTTCCGTGACGATCACCGGACTTACACATGGACCGGGCAATGTTCAGGAGAGGGAAGTTACAATTTCAACGTTTGAGGAGGTCTGCATGGCTTGCGGTTGTACGAAATCGGACGGAGAGCGTCCGCACCCGATGGCGCAATGCACGGAGTGCGCGAAGAAGCATTTCGACGACGCTTTTGCGAGTTACCGGGAGTTCAGTTACGAACTTGAAAACCGGGCGCATATCCACGGTCAGCTGCGGAGTCTGGTGAATCACACCTACAAAGCGCACCGCGCGATTGCGGAGGCGGCGCGGGAACTTGCGCGTCTGATCCTCTACGCAAAAGACGGAGCGGAGACAGATAAACGGTTTGCGCAACTTGGGCAGATGGTCGATGCGGCATTTTACGCCGAGCATCCGGAGGTGCTGGAGCGGCTGGAAAAATTAAAAACGGAGCAAAATAACAAACAGAGGAGATGAGGATGGATATTTACTACGATCTGACCCGGCAATGCAGGGTTGACGTCAGCGGGACACGAACGACCGCAAAACCGAAAATCCGGTTTCGGGAGCAGCCGGAATGGAAGATCCATTTTGTCGATGAGCGCAATGCGGCGGTCGGGATGGGGCATGTCGCCTCATGGCGCGCGGCGGTCGACCGGGATTTTTCGAGCTCGACGGCTCCGATGTGCCGGACGCTCGACAGCTCAATTGACAAGAGCAGCGCGGCGCTCGGCATTGTGACTGTGCCCATCAACGCAAACACGTCGAGCGCAAAAGCGGCGATTGACGGTCAGCGGAGCATTAATGCATATTTTGAATTGTGGGGGCTGGACGCGAGCGGCAACCCGGCGGTGTATCTGGAAATCGACATTGCGTTCGAGGGCGTAGTCGATGCGGATCTCGGCGACCCGCCGGCGGAAATCGCGTCGGGGCTGGCAAGCAAAAGCGAGATCGCGGCGATTGTTAACGGGCATGCGGTGCTGTCGCGTTTGAGCATCAACGCATCCGGTCAGCTGTGTCTGGACGGCAAGGCGATCGGCGGGACAACGGACAGCGGAGGAGATGATCCGGATCCGACTCCGTCAACCGACAAAATGTATTACGGTTATATCGACACGACGACTGCGGGCGGGATGACCGCGATTACGCAAATCACTCCCGCAATGCTGTCGGCTTCGGGGCTGACGGAGGCGACTCCGGCGGTCATGGACAAAAAGAGCATTTCCGGCGTACCGGAGGCGGCATGGCTGACGGTTCTGCTGCCGGCGGCGTCCAATCTCAAGGCGCGGAAATTCGACGGGCTGACAGGTCCCACGGAATTTGAGCTCAACAACGGCGCGGCTAACACTGGATCAAACGGCGGGTCGGTCACACTCGACGGAGTCGCGTACAAGGTGTACGGCGAGTTCTGTCTGGTGGGCGGCGAATATTTCATTTATGTGGAACAGGCGTAAGGCGAGGATGATGAAATGGCAATCAATATATCAGGATCGTTGCAGCCGACAGCGGTAAATCTGCCGCTCGACGCCCGGAGCAGGATTGCGACGCTTGACGACGTGGCGTCGATTGTCAATCCCGCGCTCGGCGGGATTTTCTACTGCGTCGCGACCGGACGGCATTACCGGATCACAAAGCTCAAAGCGCAGACGAGCGGACCTTTTACGGTTGCGGACAAGCAGGTCGACACCTACGAGCAACTGCCGGATAAGTCCGACGTCGATGCCAAAGCGGACGCGGAGCACACGCATGCGCAATACGCGCTTAAAACGGAAATCCCGGCCGCAGTCGATTTGGACCCGTATCTGAAAAAAACGGATGCGGCAACAACCTATGCGCAAAAATCCGAGCTCGCAACCAAAGCGGACGCGGAGCATACCCACGCGCAGTACGCGCTGAAAACGGAAATCCCCGACGCGGTCGATTTGGACCCGTATCTGAAAAAAACAGATGCGGCAACAGCCTATGCGAGCAAATCGGATCTTGCAGGCAAAGCAGACGCGGAGCATACGCACGAGCAATACGCGCTGAAAACGGAAATTCCCGACGCGGTCGATTTGGACCCGTATCTGAAAAAAACGGATGCGGCAACAGCCTATGCGCAAAAATCCGAGCTCGCAACCAAAGCGGACGCGGAGCACACGCATGCGCAGTACGCGCTGAAAACGGAAATCCCCGACGCGGTGGACTTGGAACCGTATCTGAAAAAAACAGATGCGGCAACAGCCTATGCGAGCAAATCGGATCTCGCAACCAAAGCGGACGCGGAGCACACGCATGCGCAATACGCGCTGAAAACGGAAATCCCCGGCGCGGTCGATTTGGACCCGTATCTGAAAAAAACGGATGCGGCAACAGCCTATGCGAGCAAATCGGATCTTGCAGGCAAAGCGGACGCGGAGCATACGCACGCACAGTACGCGCTGGCTTCGGCAGTCACCGCGGCGATACCGCCGCAGCGGATCGTGTTCGACATTTCCGGCTTGACGAGTTCGGCACTGGTCTCGCTTGTGATCGAGTTCGACAGCGACGCCTCGTTTCCGGATGATTCGGCGACGCTGGAAACCTATGACTCCAAGACCGACGCGGACGGACGGTTTGTCGCGTGGGGCGGCTTCGAGCTGAGCCGCTATCCGGCCGCCGGCATCGGCGCGGCATACAACGGCGGCTGCGTGATTTTCATCGTCCCCGATTCGGCGCGGGCAAAAGGTTTTTACCGCTATGCATGGCGCGCGGAAAGCGGGGAGTCGCAGGGCAATTTGTCGAGCAAACATTTTGGATGCCTGAGGGCGGTGACGCATCAGGCACTCTTCGAGGATATTTTTTAAGGAGGATCAAAAATGCGTAAACTGATTTGTCTTCTGCTCTCCGCGCTCGCGGGAGCGGTGGCGCTGGCGTGTCCGACGCCATCGACCGATGAGGAAAACGGAGTAACCACGACGACAACGCATCCGAGCGAGATCGGCAGCAAAGCGGACGACATGATCAACGGATTCCGCGATGACGTCGAAAACAGCTCGGTCAGCAAAACCATCGACCGGCTGGAGTCGGATTATCAGGAAGCCCTGAAACGCGGCGGCGGATTGAGCGGCCCGGGCAACATTGGCGAGAGCGGCTCCGGATCATCCGGCAGCTCCGGCGGCAGCAAGAAGGACCGCAAAATTTTCAATCTTGACCCGAACGGCAATACCGACGCCGATGTTCTGCAGGACTGGTGGAACAAGATGAACGGCGGACCGAACATCGGGTCCGGCGATCACCTGACCTCCGGCGATCTGACATCAAGCAGCGACGGCCCGAAATACGGCTGGACGACCGGGAGCAACACTTCCGGCTCCGGCTCATCCGGAAGCTCCGGCAGCTCTGGATCGTCTGGATCATCCGGCGGCACTTCCGGCGGGACGACTGGAAGCGTTACCGGAGGCGCGAGACCTCCGGCGCTCGCTCCGGGCTCAACGGCGATCATCGGACTCAGCGACGGCAAAAGCTATGATTACAACGACATCATCGGCGGTCTGACGGGCAACTCCGGAACAACAACGACAACGACGACAACAACCCCGACCGGCAATGGCGGGTCAACGACAACGACCACAACGACCGACGGCAACGGAGGATCGACGACAACGACCACGACTACCGACGGCAACGGAGGATCGACAACTACAATCACGGACACGGACAAAAACGGGAACGGCACCACGACGACTGTCGGGCAGGAGAAGGACTCTTCGGGCAATACGACAAACAACGTCGTGTATACGATCTCCGGCATCGGTTTTTCGCCGGACGGGTTCAAGCGCGTAAGCCAGACTTACACGCTGTCAAATCCGGGACACACCTGCGCAATGGGGTGGAACGGAGCATACACGTCATCGACGCAGGACTACACCGTGACTTTCAGCGTCGAGGGAACGCTCCCGGACGGCGTGACGTTTGATGCATCAAGCAGGAGCGTCACCGTCGTCGCGGATCATGGCGAGGGATCGTTTAAAGTCATCCTTACGATCGCAACTACGTCCGGCAAGGTCTTTGGAATCATCGAGGCGACAATCGTCGTCCCCGCAGATCCGCAGCGTCCGCAGGACGTCACTCTGACAGCCCGGGCCGACGAGCCGTTCGAATACAAGCTCGGCGCATCCGCGGTCATCACGTCCGGTACGCTGCCGGCGGGTCTGACCTTCGCAAACGGAGTCATCTCCGGCACGCCGACGCAGGAAGGCACATATGAGCTCACTTTTTCGAACGGAGTCTACTCCGGGATTGCGCTGACCGTTACAGTCAGTCAGGACGGCAGAATCTGTTCGGAAATCAAGATCGGACGGAATGACGATGACTCAATGACCATCCGCGACGACAAGGTTACGAACGAGGACGGGAGCGTCACCGAAACCAACGAGATCAGCTCGAAAAAAGGCTCCGTCGAAATTACAGCCAAAACCGAAACCACGACTTTGCGCTATGGCGTGAGCGGTCCGGACGGCGGCGAAGGGACCATTGTGACTGTTACGAAAACCATCATTGAGAAAACTGATGGTGTGGAGACAAAACGCACGATTGAGACGACCACGACGGATACGCATCCGAGCGGACACATCACCGTGACGGTTGAGACTGTCGTTAAAGACGGGAACGGGAACGTCCTCTCGACCACAACGGCAAGCTCGACCACAACGGCTCCGGTGACCAACGATGACGGCTCTGTCACACAAGTCACGACGACCGTTGATACCAAAGGCAACCGGGTTGACAAGACAACCACGACCACCGAAGAGGATGGCAAGACGACCACCAAGACGGAATATGAGCAGGTTACCGTTGACGGCGATTCCGTGACGCGCGAACCGCTCGGCTCCGAAGAGGTGACCATCACCGAAAAGGACGGGGAAAAAGAGACCGTCACAGTAAAAACCGAACCGGACGGAAGCTCGACCACAACAGCAGTCACCGAAACGGATGACGGCAACGGCAAAACCACGGAGGTGACGGAGGTCGTCAAGAAGGATCCGGACGGCAAGCTCCTCGACTGGACCGGCGAGACCAAAACGACCACGACCGGAACGGATGGCTCGAAGAGCGAAACGATTCGCAAGGACGGCTGGCGGGTTTGGAATCCGCGCACGGGCAACAGCGACATTTCGGATGGCGGTGATTACTTCTATCTCGGTACCGACGGCAAGATTTACATCTACTCCAAAACCGGAGCCGGACTTACGATGAAAACCATGACCGGAAGCTGCATCAACGGCATGCGGTCGCAGAAAAGTGCACACCGCAAGTTCGTGTTGCGGAAAAACGCTGACGGCTCGGTTGCGGAGTGCAGTGTGGTTTACACAAATGCAATCTCGCAGTCGCTGCCGGCGCTGCCGAGCGTGACGCTGAAACGCAAGTCAAAAGTCGATCCCGCCGACCAGTCGAAGCTGACGGGGATCACCTACACGCGCGCCGAGCTGTGGTACAAAATCAATCCGCAGACGGACAACTACGACGCTGTGCAGGCGGGAAGCGCGACAACGCTCGTCGCTCCGGCGTGGCATAAGGCCGCAGAGGTGACCGGCGCTGTGCTGGATGCGACGTCGCTCAATGCGCCGCTAAAAATTTTCGGCGCGGTGGACATCCCCGGAGCACAGCAGGGCGACACGATCCTGTTTTTGCTCTATCTGGTCGACGAGGACGGATCCGCGAGCGGAGAGCAGCCGACCGAGGGCGAGCGTCTGCCGCACATCCTGCTGCCGGAAACCAAAACCGTCACGGTCGCGGGCGGCAGCGACGGCGAATTCGCCGGAACAAGTTACACCTCGCCTTATCTTTTTTCCATCGTCTACGATGGGAAAAAGGCTCTGAAATGAAAGGAGACAAAAAATGAAACCAAAAGTTTTGATGCTCGCCGCTCTGTTTGTTGCAGGCGCGGCGCATGGAGATTTCGCACATTCGATTGACGAGATGATCGGATGGTGCGATCACCTGTCAGCGCATGAGTACTTGGAGCAAACCGACGAGCTTGAAGCCATGACTGCTGACGAGCTCGAAGAGCTCATGGCGGCGGACGGCGTAGCGGTCGATGAAATCGCGGATGTGCCGGTCAAACCGTTCCCGGTCGATGCGCCTGAACAGGAGGTCGTCCGCGATGCGCCCGAGCAGGAAAAAGTCAAAGACGCTCCAGAGCAAACCATTGTCAAAGACGTCGCGAAACAGGAGGTCATCAAAGATGCTCCGGAGCAAAATGCCGTTGAAGACGTTGCGAAGCAGATGGCCGTCAAAGATGCTCCGGAGCAGGAGACCGTCGAAGACGTCGCGAAACAGGAGGTCATCAAAGACGCTCCGGAGCAAACCATTGTTAAAGACGTCGCGAAACAGGAGGTCATCACTGACGCGCCCGAGCAGGAGACTGTCAAGGATGTTGCAAAGCAGGAGGTCATCACTGACGCTCCGGAGCAGGAGACTGTTAAGGACGTCGCAAAGCAGGAGACTGTGACCGATGCGCCCGAAGCGGAGCTGGTCCGCGACGCGCCGGAGCAGAGCGAGGTCGAAGATGCTCCGGTGATCGCCGCGCCGACCGAAAAAGAGATGCGCGAAAACGTCGCGTTCCTCGAAGAGGCGGAAAAATATTTTCAGGACATCGACAACCGCTCATGGCATGTTGGTGGCGGGCATATCGACGCGATGAAAGACTGGCTCGCAATCTACAAAACGTTCGAGGCGCAGAGCCCGGCGGAGGTAGAGCATATTCCGCTTCCGCAGGGCGTGCGGATGGTCTCCTGCTTCCATTTGCCGCAGGACGACGGCAAAACGCTCCGCATCAATCTGCGCTTTTACCGCAATCAGGGCTACAATGCAGCGCTCTTTATCTACGATGATATTGAGCATCTGAATGAGGCGATCGCGCTGATCCGGACCGTTAAAAGCGAGTTCGGATTTCAGGTGTATGCCGCATACGGTCCGGCCGGCGAAGGATCATCGGCTCCTCCGACTTTCCTTCCCCCGGAGCGGTACGGCAAATTCCTCCGGACGCTCGCTCCGGAAATCGACGGTTTTCTCCTCGGCTGGGGACGCACAAGCGTACATCTTTTTACGCAGGATCCAGCGTACATGCACTTCGTTTGCTCCGCTCTGCGCGACGGCAATCCGCGTCTGCCGATCCTCGGCGAGATGTACTGGGGCGAAAATTACAAGGTTCGTAAGGTCGGCGCATACTACTTCGGCTACAACACGTTCGGGAATGCGAGCGCGGACATTATCCAGAACCGCGGGCATCTCGCGATTGACAAGCCGTCAGTTGTGCGCAAACTCAAGGATGCAACCGGACACGATGCAATCGGGGTTGTCATCGGATCGTCAACGGAGTGGCTCGCGAAAGGCAAACAGAGTTGGAAAAAGGCGCTCGCAGCCAAGCAGCGCATCGAGCAGCAGTTCCTCGCCGCAGGCGCGGCCGGAACGATCACATGCCATGCCGACGGGTTGCCGGTCAGCAAACGCAAGTGCGGCATCCCCGTCTACGAAGACATGAGCAAAACACTTTACACTGAAATGGACGCAAAATAACCCGAAAACGGGACAACCAAAAACGGGCAGCTGCCCAGAAAGAAAGGTCATTATGAAGCACAAAATCACACTCGCCCTCGCAGGAATCCTCGCAGCCGGAAGCCTCTTCGCTGTCGACTCTGCGGCACTCGTCAAAGACTTCCAGAACGCGCTCGACGCGGGAGACTCCGCAAAGCTCATTGAGGTCACAAAAACCATCCGCGATGCAAAGGACTACAAGCCGGAGGCTGGCTGGCACAAATGGAAATGCGAAGACACCATGCTGCAGGCTCTCGTTGGACAGACCGATATGAGCTGGGATGCCGTCTGCGCGGTAGTCGAGCACTATATCGCCGACTATCCGGCAACAATCAACGACGGCTTTGTCGCCTGCTTCCGCTGGCGCGCCATCAAGGGACTCAACAACAAGGACCTCGCACTCAAATATATCGAGGTCTATAAGGACTCTGCAGACAAAGGCATCCTGCCGTCTGTCGTAGAAGCCTACAAAGCCGCAGGTGACGTCAAAACTGCCTTCGCGGTCGCGGAGCAGCATCAGCTCTACAAGTCCATGTGGTCGCTTCTGACCTGGAACTCCGGCATCACCGCCAACGACTCCGCAAAACTCTACGAGGTCATCAACATCATCGTCGATGATCCCGACAGCAACCTTGACCGCTGGTTTGTTACGAACGTCGTGGACAAGACGCTGATCCGCCTCTTCACCGCAAGCAAGATCAGCAAGGAGCAGTATGTCTCTACGCTCAAAAAACTGTACCGCCGCTGCTACCTCAACCTCGCCGCTGACCGCGCAGCATGGGAGCCGGTGATCAGCTCCATCAAGTTCGGCATCGTCAACGCCGAAAAGATTGACGCGATCGGTCTGTAAGCAACCGCCGGACGGGACAAAAAATCCCGTCCGGCGTGATAAATGGTTTACGCAAATAAGCCAAAAAATCCGTAAAAAAGGTTTACGCAAATGAGCAAACCGTTTCAAATTTGCGCGACGCTTCCTGTGCTGATGCCGGACTGCGCAAAGTGGGAGTGCTGGGATGGCAAAACGTGGATCTTCGCATCCGCGATGGCCGTCGAGATCATCCACAAAGACGTGCGCTACTGCATGATCGTGTCGCCCGGCTTCACAACCGATGGAGGTTCGATTCCGCGTGCGTTCTGGCGCGTGGCGGGGCATCCGCTCGGCGACTGGCTCCTTGCCTATCTGGTGCACGATGCTTTTTATGCAAGCGAGTACCTGCCGCGCTCGATGGCCGACGAGATTTTCCTCGAGATTCTTTGCTGGCTCGGCGCGCCGCGGTTGATCCGCAACGCTGCATGGGGAGCCGTGCGTGGAGGCGGTCTCGCAGTCTGGCGACAGCACACGGAGGAGACCGTCGCCGCCGCGCGCGCCCTTATACATATAGATATAGAGAGGCTCGCATGAAAAAGATACTTGCTTTTGTACTTTTAATCGTCGGCGGCGCAACCGCGCTGACTGCGTGTGCTCTCGCCAACGAGCCGCGCGAGCTTGAGGAGCGTCGCTCAATCGCAACGTCCATCGAGGTCGCGTGGAGACTTGGAGGCGTGCACAAAACACATGACCGGATCAACGAGTATCACGCTGACGGACGTTTGTCTGACGATCAGGCGTCCGCGCTCCGCTCCGCCTCGGAACAGGGGCTTGACGCCCTAAAACAGACCTTGATTAAGGAGGAGATCCAATGAGATTTCTGCTTTGCGCTTTGAGCGCCGTGTTCCTTCTGGGACTGACCGCCTGCGGCACTTTGACGCAGGATACGACCATCACCTCATACGACGCCGATGGACATATTTCGAGCGTGACAAAGACATCCGGCAGCGTGATTCCCGCGATCGTGGAGTCGACCAAACACAAGACCGTGATCGCATGGGACAACAGCTGGATCGCCGGTGTAAGTGTCAGCACCGCGACCGTGGACGACCCGACGCCGACCTTCCGCGCGATGGCCGGCCGCAAGGACAAAGGTGTGATCAACCTTTTGCCGCAACATAAGATTGATGTTGTGCGCGACATCATCCCCGCCATCCGCGCCGGAGATCTGAGTGTCAGCACGTCAGGTCTCAACGCGGGCAGCAGTGACAAATAACATCTTCCCGGACCTTTGCCGGTCCGGGATTTTTTATTTTAAAGCCGACGATTTGCGCAAACCATTTCTGCATTTTTGATGATGCAAGTGATAAATGGTTTGCTCAAGGGGACTGCAATTTGCGCAAACCATTTCTCTCACCGTGCGCAAACTGGGTGGGACTATACAG